CTGGAACGTGTCGTGCGAGGTATCGAACTGATGATAGGTGTCATAGCCCGAGGAGTCGTAATAGGAGGCCGCCACATAGCCGGACTCCGTGATCCCGGAGTTGGCCAGGATCTGCGACAGCGTCGTAACCGGGGAGTCGGCCGCTGACGCGCCGGCGACGCAAAGTGACAACGTCACGGCGAGCGGAATCTTCGGCAACATGGCATTCGTTTTCATGAATGCCAAGGTAGCCGTCACGGCGTGAAGGCTGAGTGAGGAAATCCCGGACGAAGGGAAGGAGGTGGTGGAGCCAGGCGGGATCGAACCGCCGACCTCTTGCATGCCATGCAATTCTAACTGCTGAACTACGCTCGACTGTTCCGAACTCCAGCCGGGCCGCTTGAGGCTGATTTTCCCGGCATTCCTGCTGCTTTTCTGATCTCTGCTTGAGAGGAGTGCAGAAAAGCCAAGCGGTGCATATACTGTACCGGAACTGTACCTCGATGCGCAAGCACCGACCTAATCCGCGGCGAGGTACAGGCTGCGAGGTATTGCATGGGACGAACCTTTACTGAGACTTGGCTACGGTCGCTCGACCGGCAGAGGCCGCCGAAGCGGCGGGACTACACTGAAAAGGGTCGAAAGGGCCTAATGCTCCGACACTGGCCAGGCGGCGAGCGCACCTTCGTCGTGCGGTACCAGCGTGCGCAGCGCCAGCAGATCGTCACTCTCGGAGCGTATCCCGCGATGAGCCTCGAGCAGGCCCATGACGAGCACTCGGAGATACGCCGCCTCCTCGCCCGGGGACTTGATCCGATCGAGGAGCGCAACCGTGCCGCTCGCGCGCGTGAAGTCGAGCAACGCCGGCGGAAGGCCGCTGACGCTGTCACAACCCGCAATGTGATTGCCGAATGGGGCTGGCATTACGCGCGGCGGCAGCGAAGACGTCCGCGCGAAGCCGTCCGGCTGCTCAGGGTATACACGGAACAGTGGGAGGGCCGGCCGGTCACCGAGATCACAAAGCGTGATGTTGTGACGCTGCTCGATAGGATCGTCGCCCGCGGGAGTGCCGTCATGGCAAACCGCATCGATAGCCTCGGAAAACAGGCCTTCCGGTTCGCAATGGAGCGCGATCTCATCGGGAGCAACCCCTGGGTCGGCACCATGCGCCCGGGCGGCGACGAGGCCGCGCGGCAGCGGAATCTCACGGACGCCGAGATCCGTGCCGTTTGGCAGGCGCTCGCGCAGCCCAAAACGATCGGCGGCCCACATGTGCGACTCGCGCTGAAACTGATTCTCGTGACTGCCCAGCGTCCCGGCGAGGTGGCCGGCGCGCGATGGGGCGAGATCGATGGCGCTGTCTGGACGATTCCACCGGAGCGCATCAAAACCGGCGACAGGACTGGCCGGGAGCATCAGGTGCCCCTCTCTGACCTTGCGCTCGAGATCATGGAGCAGCTCAGGCCGCTCGCGAAGGAGCGCCCTCACCTATTCCCGAGCGCACACTCGAAGCAGAAGCGGGAAGCGCCGATGCTGGAACTTGCCCTGTCGCGTGCGCTCCGGAACAACCGCAAGGATGGGCGTATTTTCGGACTCGACTGGTTCACCCCCCATGATCTGCGACGTACCGCCGCGAGCATGATGACCGCGCTCGGTACGCCCCGTCTCCACGTCTCAAAGGTCTTGAATCATACCGACCGCGATATCACCGGTGCGGTCTACGACCAGCACGATTATTTTTCCGAGAAAAATAAGGCGCTCCAGTCCTGGGCTGATCACCTGCGAGCGATCATCACCGGCAAGAAGGCGAAAGTTGTACCCATCGGGCGCGGGCAGCGAACATGAACGCTGCACAGGAAATCCGCGTGACCGTACTCCCGCGGAAGTTGGGACAGGTGCTGTCCGGCCTGACTGGAGGGCCTCTGCCCGCGTGGTATGAGATGCAGGAAAAAGCCATCTGGAGTGACCCTACCGCGACAGAGCAAGCGAAACGGCGCAAGGTGCTGCGGGGTTGGCTCGAGGCGCTAGATTGCTCACGCAACTCCAAGGAGTGGCGCGGACTCGCGAAAGAATGCGCCGCCGCGGGCACCGACGCTGGCTCCGTTGTGTTGCGTTCGATGCTCCTCGCGCTTCGGCCGATTGTGATATTCAACGCAGCGACGACGAAGAAATCCGTGACGAGCGTACGCGACGCGGCCAGCAAGCTAAAGAAGGCCCTGGAGGTCGTACATGCGTCGGGCCTGAGCCCTCTGGCACTCACTTCGGGACGCGTGCTCGTGCCGCTGACATCTACCGTAGCTTTTGTAGCTCTAGAGACCGTACCGTCGCTGCGCGGGCGCGATCAAGCTGACGCAAACGTTATGGCTAAATGGAAGCGGGATAGAGCGCAATCGGTCGCTGACCAGGTGGGAGCGATGGGGGCGCCCGCGAAGTTGCTAATGGTATGGCTCGACGAGCTGCGGCAGGGATGCGATGCGATGCTCAAGGATCGGACGCAAGGTCCGCGAGGCAACGAACCGGCGCGACTCGCCAAGGCGCTGGCGTTGTGTCTCGAGAACGAACTTCACGATTCACTAGGCAAGCGGAAATGGACATTGGCTGCGACTCTCGCCAGTAAGGCGAGCGGCCAGGAAATAGACGCGGAAAGCTTGCGGATCACTTCCAAGCGTAACTAAATCGCCAAAAAATACACCGAGTTAGTTTCTTCCGGGACCGCGTCACTAGAGATAATCTCCGCGCTGCTTCCAAATTCTTCCGGCATTCTCTGCCGAGGAGCAGCAAACGTGGATGATATTGATCCCTTCGTGCGCGCGAAGGCCGTCTGTGAGGCACTTGGCGGGATTAGCCGTCGCTGCCTCTACGATAGAGTACAGCGCGGCGATTTCGTGCGGCCTGATCGCCCGGCACAGCGTCGGGGCGAAGCCGACCTCTGGCGCCTTTCGACTTTGAAGCGCGCGCTCGAGGAATTCGCGCGCGGAAAGGCGGACGCTTGAGCGCGCAGCGCGACGCCCTGGAGGTGAGTCAGACCTCTCCGAGCGGCTACATCAAATCTGGGAACGATTGCGACCTGACCCGCGCCGAGGCAGCCGTGATCAAGGTGGCCCATCCACCGACGGAAGGACGCCCGGAGGAGCTACGCCGGTGGGCGCGCGAGCAAACCGATCGCGGGCGATCAGAACAATCGACCGCGCTGGAGCTCGGCTGGACCGTGAACGACGTGCGATGCGCAATCGCAGAGCGGCTGCGACCACATCGCCCGGTGCGGCAATGAGCGGCTATACGCCCGTCTTTGATTCCGTTTTCCACGGGACGCTCTGCGGTCGCTGGCCGACACTGCCGGTCTGGCTCACGATCCTCCCGCTGGCCGACAAGCATGGACACATCGACATTACCCACCAGGCCATCTCAGCTCTCACGGGATGGCCGCTCGACCTGCTGAAGCAGGCAATCGCGGAGCTGCAGGAGCCGGACCCCGACAGCCGCAGCTGCGGCGAGGAGGGTCGTCGGCTGGTGCTGCTCGACCCCGAGCACCGCCAATGGGGCTGGCGCGTCGTAAACCATAGTCAGTATCGCGAGCGGGCCCGAAAGCAAATGCAGCAGATTCAGGCCACAGAGAGTGGCCGGGACGCAGAGCGCAAGCGGATCACGCGCGATAAACAAAGGCTCGCCGCGCATGGTGCTCCGTCCAGCGATGTCCAGCCGCGTCCGTATGTGGCCGGGTCTGACCGGCCCTCAGACGCAGACGCAGACGCAGACGCAGACGTAGAGAAGAAAGCTGGAGATTCCCTAGCGGGAATCTCTCGTCCGCGGGAGCGGCCTCCGTATGAGCGAAAGGAGTTCCACCAGCGGGTGATCACCGTCTATCACGAAGAGGCTCCGGACCTTCCGCCGGTGAAAGCCTGGCCGAGACACCGCGCCGGCGCGCTCAGCGCCCGTATCCGCGAGCGGTGCCGGGATGGCAAGCCGGCCGACACCATCGACTACTGGCGCGAATTCTTCCAGACGGTAGCTGCGTCGGATTTTCTCTGTGGACGGGCTGCTTCACGGGATGGCCGCGCGCCCTTCCGTGCCGACCTGGAATGGTTGCTGCGCCCTGAGAACTTCGCAAAGGTCATCGAAGGCCGGTACACCGTCAGGCGCGGCAGCAACGGCAGCGGAGCTGTCCATGCGCGCTGAAAGACCGTTCTCTCCCCCCCATTCCGTGGAGGCCGAGCAGGCGCTTCTCGGCTCGTTGATGCTCGATTCGGGGACCTGGTCTCGCATTGCGAGCGCGGTCCGAACCGATGACTTCTTCCGTCCGGACCATCGGCTGATCTTCCGTTGCATTGCCGCCCTCGCGGGGCGAGGAGATCCGGTCGACGTCACAACGGTTACAGCGACCCTCGATCGCGTTTCGCGGCTCGCCGAGGTGGGCGGCATGGCCTACCTGAGTCGCATCACTCGCGAGACGCCCTCGAGCGAGACCGCGCCGGCGTATGCCGCGGTGATTCGTGATCGTTCCGTGATCCGAGCTCTCGGGTCCTTCGCCGAGGAAACCATCCGCTCCCTGGCCGATTCTCAAGGCCGCAGTGGGGATGAACTGGTGGCTGATGCGATGCATCGGCTCTTGGCGCTGCAGGGTGCGAGCAGACCAGGGAAAGGCCTCGTAGCGTCCCGCGAACTCGCGCACGAGCTGATTGATGACCTCGACCGGCGCCGCGAGAAGCGCATGGGACTCGAGATCGGGCTTTCCGACTTCGATGCGTTGACCTGTGGCATCGAGCCCGGCGACCTGGTGGTGATCGCAGGCAGGCCAGGCATGGGAAAGACTTCGCTCCTAGTGACGGTGGGGCTGAACGTCAGCAGTCACGCGCCCGCGGCTGTTTTCTCCGCGGAGATGCCCGCGCAGCAACTTATGCGCCGATGCGTGGCGCTACGCGGCTCGATCCCGCAGGACCGGCTGCGCAGGCCGGAGCGTTTGTCCGAAGAGGATTGGGCGCGGTTGATGCCAGCCGCCGGCGAGCTCAGCGAGCTGAAGCTCTTCGTCGACGACACCCCGCTACCGGCGCTCGCCCACATTCGCGCCGAGGCGTACGCGCTCAAAGCTCGAGAGGGACTCGGGCTCGTTCTAATCGACTACGTGCAGCTCGTTCAAGGGTCCGGCGGCAACCGGTACGAGCAGCTCCGCGACGTTGCCTACAGCCTCAAGGCGCTCGCGAAAGACCTGGCAGTGCCGGTGATCGTCCTCGCGCAGTTGAATCGCGGTGTAGAGGCTCGGGAGGGCAAGCGCCCTTACATGTCTGACCTCCGGGACTCCGGTGCCATCGAAGAGGCGGCCGACATCATCGGGTTACTCTACTCCGAGGGCTACTACAACCGCACGTTCGACATGCCCTATGTGCTTGAGTGCATCGTCGAGAAGAACCGCAACGGCGAGCGCGGCGAGTGCCTCTGGAGATTCTCCGGTGAGCGCTCGCACGTGACCTTGCTCGATGAGGGGGCGCGAGTCCATTACCGCCGCCTGCTGGCGACACAACGTGGAGGTGTTTCCAGTGACCTATGATCCGGTTCAAGCCTGCCCACTCAGTTGGCCTATTGGCTGGCTCCGCGCACGGCTGCGCGAGCGTGCGCGCTTCAGCAAGCAGGTCCGCGCACTCGACTCGTGCCCGCGCGTTGACAAGGTGACTATCGCCGAAGGGCTGCGACGGGTCCTCGGCGAACTCCGCCGGATGGACGTTCCGAGCTGGAATGTCATAGTCTCGACCAACGTACCGGTCCGGAACGACGGGCTGCCGTACTCCAAGGCGCGCGAGCCCAGCGACCCGGGCGCGGCGGTCTACTGGCGGGGCAAGGGCGATAAACGCCAGTGCATTGCGGTGGACCGCTACGACCGCGTGGCCGACAACCTGGCGGCGATCGCCGCGACCCTCGAGGCTATGCGCGCTATCGAGCGTCATGGAGGGGCCGAGATCCTCGATCGAGCCTTCACCGGCTTCGTGGCCCTCCCGGCGCCCGAGCAGCCGTGGCAGGTCCTCGGCCTCGAGACCAGCAATCCGACACGGGAACAGGTCGACCGCGCCTATCGGGAACTCGCGAGCCGTCATCACCCGGACAAAGGCGGCGACGCCGCGGAGATGGCGCGCATCAATACGGCGCGGGATGACCTCCACGCTCGGCTACGAGGGAGCGCCGGATGAGCGCCGAGATAGTGAGCAAAAGCCGATCTCAGCATTTCAGAGCGGTTGCTTGGCCCCGGAGCGATGGCTGGTCGACCCCCCGGCAAATCGCCGCCCGAACAATGGAGTCATGGCTCGTACTGACCGGCGAAACTCCCGCACTTCAACGGTTGACCGTGGGTCGGGTACCGTTCCGCTCCGCAGTCTATTCGGCGTTCCTTCTGGGCAAGCAGCCGCCGGCGCCACGCGTGCCGCCGCGGCGCCCAGAATGGCGCGCGATACTCGCCGCAGCACAATACGCCTGCGATGTGCTTCGCGCCGTGGCCGCCGGCGAGACCGCCAGGGCATGGAGCTACGCCGCCTTGGCATCTTCGTGGCTTGCTGAGGCGCAGGGGCTACTTTATCCGGCAGCAATGAAGCGGCTAGCCGAACTGCAAGCCGAGAAGGACCGAGCCGAGAGACGAAGGAATGGAACCATCATGACCTGCTCTCGCCGCGATGAGAGGAAACAGCGCGCGCGCGAGCGCTATTGCGAGCTCCTGGCGAGTGGGCCTAACCCGGAGACCGGCGATAAATGGACGATGGACGATGCCGCCATCACCATCAGGACGGAATGGCTGGCGGCGGGCCTGAAGATTTCCGTGTCAACCATTCGCCGAAAGTATCTCGCGGGTTGCGTGAGGCTTAATTCGCTCCAGCCTTGAGCCCCCCAAGGCTCAAGATAGCTGAGCCTCGTGGGATTTTCTCAGTGTTTGTGTTGGTAAATACTCTCGGCCGTGAACGCTGAAGAACGCGGCCCGATCGATATGAAGCTGACAGAGCGTCGTCGCCTCATCACGGCGCCGGGTCGACGTTGGGCGCGCGGACACCTCGAGCAGCGCGGAAAGAGCGGCGTATGGTGGGCGCGCTTCTCCGAAGAGGTTGTCGACGTCGAAACCGGGGAACTGAGGCACCGCCAGCGCCGCGAGCTGATTGGGCGCTTCCGCAGCCGCGCCGCAGCCGAGCGCGCGTGGCGCGAGGAACTGGCGAAGCGGCGACCGAGTGTCGCTCCAGGTCGGCTGATTCCGCTCACTGAGTACGCGGCGCGCTATGACGCCTCGCACATCGCACTGCTTCGGCGGACCAGCCAGCGCACGTATCGAATTGCCATCAAGATCCACCTCCTTCCCCGACTCGGCCATTTGCCGCTGAATTCAATCGGCGCCGAGCAGCTCCAGGGAGTGGTCGGGCAGATGCACGCGGACGGCCGAGCGCGGCAGACGATCCGCGCGGTGATCGTCCGGGCGATCCAGCTCCTGCGTGCTGCTCGTCGTGAAGGCTTCTCGACGCGGGACGTCACCCTGCGAGGCATCACTTTGCCGCGCGAGCAGGACGCACGGCGAGAGAGGCGCCATTTCGAGCCCGAGGAGGTGCGCATGATCATGGAGGCCTCGAGCGCCCGCCAGGCGGCTCTGTGGGGCCTTGCAGGCTATGGGGGGCTTCGCTGCGGTGAATGTCTCGCGATGCGCTGGTCTGACATCGACTTTGAGGCCGGACTGATCCACATCACCCGCAACGCCGTCGCGGGGACGGTGGGAGGACTGAAGACCGCCCGCTCGCACAGGGTGATTCCAGCATTGCCGGAGCTTGTGACGCTCCTGCAGGCCTACAAGGCGCAATGCGGGGGCACCAGCGAGACGCTCCTCTTTGGCACGCGGTCAGGTCGACCACTGGATGGGGGAGATATCCGGCGCCGCTGGCTACAGCCGCTCCTGCGCCGCCTCCACCTCCCGAGCGCCGGCATGCACGCCTGGAGACATTCGACGCCAAAGCTGCTCGACAGCCTCGGCATTCCCTCCGCCTCGATTCAGAAGTGGCTAGGCCATACCTCCATCCAGCAAACCGAAGCGTACCTGCACGTGGAGGCGCGGGACCTGCGACGGCAACTCGATAAGGCACTCGCCACACAGCATGCGAAGGAGCCCATCTGATGTCCAATTCTGACCAAGGCTGCTTTGCGAAGTTGAAATCACAGGCATCCCTGAACAGCCCTGTGCTTACTGGGAGTAACCGGGTAAGGGAGGGTGAGGTGAGTGCTGAAGCTATCGACCTCGACCGGCCGCCCGATGTGTGCATCACGTGTTGGACTATCTGGCGAGGCCGCCGCCCTCGGCCGACAGCATTGTTCTGCTCGCACTTTGGGGTGGTGGCACGCCCGAGGAGCGACGGCTGGCAGCTGCTCGGGGATGTAACCGGCCCGGAGCTCGCGGGGATGCGAGCGAAAGGTCTTCTATGAGACGGTCCGCCAGGTCGGGTGTGGCTTGCTCCAACCTCCTTCACGGGAGAGAAGCCCCGGGGTTACCCATCCGGGCACGCGGTGTCTGGTACGAGCCGCTTCCATCGGCCAGAGCGAGGGGATGTGCCTCATTTTCCTTGGGGGAAATGACTCCTCACATCGCGCCACGCCGTTTTGCGACCACGAGACGGTCGCCCCTCCCATTGGGGGCAGACTCCCATGACAGGTGACGCATCGATCCGCGTCTCGGGGATCAGCATGGCGCAGCGCCTTTTCGGGGTGCCGCTGCTGCTGCATCCGGCACGCGCCGTTGAACTCGCACGCTATCTCAGCGAGCGTCAAGGCCTCGAGGTGAGGGTCCGGGGCGATGAAGGCGTGACCGCACGCGGCCGGGACCGTCCGTACGAGGTTGCCGACGGCATTGCGCGCGTCCCGATCGAGGGGACGCTCGTGCACAAGTCGGGCTACCTGGATGCGGTGTCGGGCCTCACCGGCTACGACAAGGTCCGGTCGATATTTGATGCAGCGCTGGCGGATCTCAAGGTCCGGGGGATCGCGCTGATGGTGAATTCACCCGGGGGTGAGGTCTCGGGCCTCTTCGACCTGGTGGACCATATCTACGCCGCGCGCGGTGAAAAGCCTATCTGGTCAATCCTCGACGAGTCCGCGTATTCCGCGGCCTACGCGCTCGCGAGCTCCGCTGAAGTCGTGACGGTGCCGCGCACTGGCGGCACCGGCAGCATCGGAGCTGTAGCCGTGCACGCGGAGTACAGCAGGCAACTCGACAAGGCAGGCGTCACGGTGACGGTGATGCGCCACGGCGAGAAGAAGGCTCGCGCCAACGACGTCGAGCCTTTGCGTGACACGGACCAAGCCGATCTCCAGGAGGACATCGATCGGGTCGGTAAGGAATTCATACGGCTGGTCGCGCGCAATCGAAACCTCGAGCGCCGCGCCGTTCGAGAGCAGGAGGCCGCGACGTTCATGGGCGAAAGCGGCGTCGACCGCGGCCTAGCCGACCTGATCGCTTCACCCGAGACAGCATTTCAACTTTTCCAGGAGACCATCAATGGCTGATTCCAAATCCCTGTATGCACGTCTCGCCAGGCGCTTCGAGCAGCTGTCGCGGCAAGATGGATCTGGTACTGGATCCGCTGATCGCTCGCCCAAGCCGCAGAGCCGCCCGCACGCCGATGAAGGCGAGACTGCGACACGGGCTCGCGCCGCTGAGCGCGAACGCTGGGCTGCCGTTCTTTCCTCAAGAGAGGCCAGAGGCCGCGTTCCCCTCGCATGCACCCTCCTCGCCGATTCGAACGCGAGCGCGTACCGGATCCGCGTCGCGCTTGCCACCTCGACAGCCGAATCTTCGCCGAAGGGCTCACGAGAGCGGACCCCGAAGAACCGCGCAGCAGAGCTCATGCGGGTCTACAACATGGTCATCGGGCGCACCAACGAGCAACGGTAATTTCACTTCGCAAAAGAGAGGTTTCGATGACCACCATTGACCAAACACCCCTGGGCGCCATCGCGCGGACGGCCCGTGAGGCCCGCGCAGCGCTCGAACAAATTGAAGGACGCCTCGGCGAATTTCGCGAGAAGGCTCAAGGTTTGGACGAGTTCCGCGCCAAGAACGACTCCGCACGCGAGAGACGAGCACAGCTACTCGAAGCAGCAATGCTCGCCGGCCGACCCGCCGACACGACGGCCATCGACAAGGAGTGCACGAGGGCCGCTCTGGCACTTGAGAAGCGGCAGGACGAGATCCTCGCAGTATCTCGGGCTGTGAGAGCACTCGAGGCGCAGCGCGAGACCGCTCAATCAGAGCTGAACACAGCTATGGCTGTCTATCAGGAGGCCCGCAAAGAGCAGGCTGCTGCAATCGCGCACGCTGGTTATCTAGCCACTCGCTTCCATGCCGCTCTCGCAGTCGCCAGCGAATCACTGGCACAAATGCCAAGCCCGTATTTCCGCGAGCGTCTACTGGCCGCCCGCTCGGCCTTGCTCGATTCGGATCCGCTGCCGTCCGCGGCAGATATTCACGAACTTGTGACGGCTGAGGCCGAAGCCGGCCTCACCAAGGCCGACGAGCTGGCCGCCATTCCGCTTGCGCCCGCGCCGAGGTGCCTGGGCTTCGTGTGGGCGGATGGCGAGCTCCACGATGAGCCGGAGCCCGCGAGCGAACACGTGCCAACGTACAAGCCCGTCATCAACGTTGGCCTAACCAGCTGATCACCCCTCCTTTACCCCCCTCCAGCTAGGAATCAACCCATGAAAGTCGTAGTGAACAGAGGTCGTACAGTGCGCGTGGCCGAAAAGCCGGGAATCCCGCCGAGGGGCGACCGACCTGCCGTGCCACCCGTTGTGAAGGATCTCACGGCCGGGGCGCTCGTCGAGCTGCCGGACGATGAAGCGAAGCGCCTCATCCGTCTCGGTGTCGTACGCGAGTACGTTCCGCCGCAGGCGCGGGCGGACGTCAGCGCGACGGTTGCGGGACCCGGCGAGAGTATCGGGAGCCAGCCGTGAAAACCCTCATCAATCCCCGCCGTTGGCTCGGCGCATTTCTGAAGAGTGAGAGCGCGGCGCTGCTCGCGGCCATGTTCCTGGCGCTGGTCGCCCCAAGCGTGTGGGCTGCTCCGACCCTCGTGCAGAAGACGAGCTGTTACGCGAGCTCCCAGACGAGTGTAGCGTGCACCCTCAGTGGTGTGGCTACCGGCGACACGCTGATAGCGGAAGTCGGCAACGCAGCGTCACTGAGCCCCACTGGAGAGTCGGACAGCTCGGGAGATGCTGTTTCGACCGCGGTCGCGTATAGCAATAACAGCGGGACGACAGGGGTTGGGATCTACTACGTCCAGAACGTTGCCCACAGTGGCACACATACCGTTACCTTCAGCTTTCCAAGCTCCACGAACCTGCTAGGGTTCTTAGCGGAATACAGCGGACTGGCTACAACCGGAGCATTCGATAAGGCGTCTTCAGTTGCCTTCTCTGGTGGCACCTCGATCACCACGGGCTCGATTACGCCGACCAACAGCGGTGAACTGGTGATCTTCGCCGTGACTCAGGTCACGTCTGGCGACACCTTCTCGACCTTCACCAATGGACTCACGCAGCAAGGCAGCAATAACTCAGGGCCTTCCGGTACTTGGGCATCAGTCGTGACCAGTTCAGCGATCAGCGGCGGTACGACTTCGAACAACGCGTTCGCGTCCGCAGCAGCCATCGCCGCATTCGTACCGTCTGCGCCGCCCGTCTGCACGCATCCCGGCATCGCCAGTAACGATCTGATCTCAGTTCCCAACGGTACGAGTGGGCTCTACATGAGTCCAGCGGGCAACACTTGGGTGACGCCGGACTGCAGCACGGTCGAATACTGGAGCCCGCCATCAAATATATGTACAACCGGCAACTTCGCGCGCGACATCACCCCCACGGGCAGCAACATGGTTGTCTGGTGTAACGCGGATGCAGTGCCGATTCCCCCGACCCCTCAGGGCTCGGCTGTGGTGAATTGACGGGTGGAAAAGCATGCCCCGAAAGCGATGGGAGCGGGCTTGCGGACCGCCAGGCGGTGTTATAATGGGAGTCGGAGTTGAAGGCAGCGGTCGAAGCTGCGGCGGGGCACGGAGGCTCCGCTTGCTTCGCCCCAGGACCGGGGCCCTCCCAGGGCTAACGGGTCCCTCTCCACGTTTCCTATCAAGCGCGCACTTGCCCCGCGCGATGTTTTTGCAGCTATTGGTTTTTTCCAAAAAGAAGGTAGCCAGGTATATGAGACTCTCGCAGCGCGCACTCGCGAAGGCTCTCGGAGGCAAAGCCAAGCGCACCATCGAGAAGCGGATTGCGCAGGGAATGCCGGTTGATTCGATCGAAGCGGCGCGCGCGTGGTGTGAGCAAAATCTCGGCGAGCCGCGCGGCCCCGGAGTGGCTACCATCGAGGTGGCTACCAAAGGTAGCCAAGGTAGCCACCGCCGCCGCAAAGCGCCCACGGCGTCTGAGCCGGCTGCGAAGTTGGACGACGGTCAGGAGTCGCTGCGGGATCAGAAGACGCTCAATCGCATGCTGACGGCGGCCCGCATCAAGCTGACGGAGCGAGATACCGCGATTCGCGGGCTCCAAGAGAAACAGGCCGACGTAGACGGCAGGATTCGGGACGGTCACCTGGTGAAGGCGGAGGACGTGAAGCGCATCGGCAGCGCCCGCGCGATCGCGCTCCGCGATGCGCTGCTGGCTCTTCCGGCCCAGCTGGCTCTCCAGCTCGCCGCGCTGACGGACCCCGCCCTGGTGGCGGACCTGCTGCGTAAGTGCCTCAAGCAGGCTCTAACCGAATTCGTCGAGGCCCATCGAGCCCCTCAGACCGATGACGCGCCAAAGCCGCCCCGAGCCGCGACCAAATGGCGGTCACGATCTCGATGAGTGACGCCACCGAAGTTCCCGGCGATGTCGCCGAGTCCGTCACCGGCGCAGTCGTTTATGAGCTCGACAGAGGCGAATGGACCGCTGCGCCGATCCCGCCGGCCCTTCTTTCTCCGAAACTGCGCGTCCTGTGCGAGCTGTGGCGCGCCGAGCATCCCAGCTGTCGGTTTGCGATGCTTCTTACGCTGGCGGGCGGCCAGTACACCCTGAAATACCTCCCCGACCTGGGCAATCTCGCCCGCGTCATCGACAGCATCAACCATTTCATGGCGGCGCTCAGTGGGGCGACCGTGCCCTGGCGCCTCGAGATCCTGCCGGCCTCGAGGGCTGCCCTATCCGCGCTGGTACTGTTCCCTGAGGATCCAACCGCCCCAACGAGCGTGCATTGAATGAACGCCATGGAGCAGCCGCTCGAGCGGGAGCAGCGGACGGACGCTAACGCAGACGATCGCATCGTGCACCTCGAGCAGCTGATCGGCAGCTTGATGGGGCGCCTGACGATACTCGAGTTATCAGCACGAGCAGGCGCGCCCCGCCGGGGCGACGCAGAAATGCATCCGCGTGGCGGCCCACTGCGTGGGGTGATCAGGAGGCTCCTGGAGCAGTATCCGGGACCCAGGCGCGGCGCAGCGAAACGCATCTATCCTCACATCCTCGAGACCGAGGTTGGACGCGAAAGGCGGCCCACGCTCCGGACCGTGCAACACCACATCACGCAAACGCGCAAGGATCCAGCGTTGCACGTACGGCGATAGCGCGAGTTGTTAGGAATAGTAGGATGTGCTCATGAGTGCTCAGCCATTCTCTTCCGCGCAGCGTCTGGCCTTCTCGCCCCGCGAGCTTGCCAGCCTCACGGGGTTGGGGCTCAGCACTGTATATCGCCGACTCGCCACCGGTGAGATTCGGTCCAACCGCTCGGGGCGACCTGGGCGCCGCGTGCTGATCCCGCGTCAGGAGCTCGAGAGGCTACTGATGCCGGACGCGGCTTCCACGTCTCCGGCGTGTAAAGCAATAGGAGCAGGCGCGTGACTAAAGCCCTCGCCCTCAACATCACGGCGGTTGATCACTTCACCAAGGTCGTGCAAGACCTGAACAAACGGGTCAATGGTATAGCTCGCCCTTTCCAGAATCTGCAGCGGTCGGTGCAGGCGTTCGGAAAGGCCGCTGGCTTCGGGGTAGTGAAGGACAAGCTCGAGGGCCTGGTGCGCGGCGCCAAGCGCGTTGTCGAGGCCTTCGCCAAGATTGGTGCGCCGCTGCTCGCGCTGGTCGGGGGAGGCACCATCGCCGGGCTATTCGCGCTGACGGCCGGATGGGCCCGCTTCGGGCTGCAGGTCTCGCAGACGGCCCGCATCCTCGGCGTCAATACCCAGGAGCTTTACAACTTTCAGAATGCTGCCCGGCTCCTCGGCGTGTCCGGACAGACAGCGAGTCAGGCCTACCAGGGTTTTGCCGATACGATCCAGGACGCGTTTTACGGAAGAAATCAGCAAGCCATGGCGAATCTCCTCGGCATTGGCATTCACCTGAAGCGCACCAAATCCGGCTCGCTCGATGCCATGGAAGCGCTCGGCCAGGTGGCCGACAAGATTCAGCAGTTCCAGAAGGCCGGTCATACTGGCGCCGCGCGCACGCTCGCGCGACAGCTCGGCCTTACTTCCTTGCTGCCAGTCCTCATGCAGGGGCGGAAAGCGCTCGCGGCATACGAGGCGCAAGCGCAGAAGCTCTCAGGGACGATGAACTGGCCGCAGGCTGCCGCCGCGGCGATGCAGTGGAATCGCCTCGATATCGCGATGGAGGGCGTCAAAAACACGGTCGCTGCGGCGCTCCTCCCCGCGCTCACCCCGCTGGTGCAGCAGTTCGGCGCCTGGATCCAGGCCAACCGCACGCTGATCGCCACCGATCTCGGGGACTTCGTCAAGGGACTCGGGAACGCCTTTCGCGGCATCTCCCTGAAAACCGTGCTCGACGACATCCTGGGAGTCATCAAGGGAATGCTCAGCCTCGTCACATCGACTGCGAACCTTGTGGCGGGCCTGGGCGGTCTCAAGACGGTGTTGGAAGGCATTGCCGTGCTGTGGGCGGCACCCAAGGTCATCCAGTTCGGGCTCGGCTTCGTGAAGCTCACTAGCTTCGTCAACGAGTCCCGGAAAGCTCTCCTCGCGTGGCGCGCCGCTCGCATGGCGGCCACTGGTGGGCAAGCTATAGCGGCCGCTGGCGGCACGACCGCCATGGGGCTGCTCGGCGCCACTGGTGTCGGGCTCGCCGGCGGAGCGCTCGTATATGGCGGCGCGAAGCTATGGGAGCACCACGAGCTCGGGAAGCTGAACGGCAGCCGGATGAATCCGGCCCCGATGGCCGACGCCGTGATGCGCTATTTCCAGAGCCGCGGCTGGAGTCGCGCCCAGGCGGCGGGCATCACCGCGAACATTCAGGCGGAGAGCCTCTTCAACCCGAACGCCACGGGCGATAAAGGGCAAGCCTACGGGGTAGGGCAGTGGCATCCCGACCGTCAGGCGGCGTTCAATTCATGGGCGCTGAAGAACAAGCTCCCAGGCCTTCACCAGGCCGACCTGATGGAGCAGCTCCAGTTCTACAACTATGAGCTGAGGAACTCCTCGGCGGGCAAGCGGCTCGCCGGCACTTCGAACGCCTACGACGCCGGCGCCACCGTCTCGCTCTTCAATGAGCGCCCGGCGGATGCGGCCGGGCAGGCGGCCATGCGCGGTGACCTCGCGAGCCGGATTGCTGGTCCCGGAGCGCCGGCGCTGAATGTCAGCGTCCAGACGACGGTTCATCGGGACAACTCCACGACGACCAAGATCCAAACGCCTGGCGGTGTCAAGATCGTCAATACGAGCCCGGTCAACGGAATGACATGATCTCTCAGGGCCGACGTTCATGGGCGAGCGCGGCGTCGACCGTGGACTGGCTGATATCGTTGCATCGCCGGAGACAGCTCTCGAGCTCCTGCAAGAAACGGCTGCGGCAACGAGCGGCGCCTCACGCGCGAGCGCTGGCGCGCGTCGGAAATGACCCTGCCAACTCTGGAGACGACTTTTGAGCGATGAAGTGTCGATAAGCCTCGGAGGGGCTGGCGCACAGACGATTCTCACCGGCTGGCAGTCCGTGCGCGTGACGAATGGCATCGAGCGTATGCCCCCAGATTTCGAGGTTACCTTCACCGAGCCGCTCCCGGGCAGCACGTCAGGCGTCGCAGTTCCTGGCATGAACTGCGTTCTCTCGATCGGCTCGGACGCAATAATCACCGGATATATCGATCACGTCATCGATCGGATGACCGACACTCAGCACGTGCTCACCCTGACGGGCCGCGGGATGACAGAGGACCTGGTTGACTGCGCCGCCGTATGGCCTGGCGCGATGTTTAACAACGTCACCGCGCTCGATTTGGCGACGAAGGTATCGGCGCCCTACGGGATTGTGGCGGTTACCGACGAGTCGGACCTGCCGCGCCTGCCCGTCTTCATGGTGAATCTCGGAGAGACCGCGTTCGAGATTATTGATCGCATCTGCAAGCTCTCTGGACTTCTATCCTTCGAGCAACCCGACGGAACTCTGCTCCTGACCCGCGTGGGTACAGCGCAGGCCGCCTCGGGATTCCAGCAAGGGGTGAACGTGCAGGCGGCGTCCATCGATAATTCGATGGATCAGCGCTTCTCAGATTACACCGTCGTGTATCCGGGAAACCAACTGCTCGGGGATCTCGGCGAGGCGCCTCTGACGACTTACTCGTTTAAGGATGCGACCGTCCCACGCTTTCGGCAGAAGTACATCGAGCTGCTATCGAACGGAACGACCGTCACCTTGGCGAAAGCCCAGGCCATGTGGGAGATGAATCGCCGGATCGGACGATCGCAGGTCGTGCGCGTGACGGTGGACTCGTGGCGGGATCAGGGCGGCACGCTCTGGACACCGAACACGCTCGCTGACGTCGAGCTCCCGGCGCTCAAGGTGCCGAAGACGCAACTGCTGATCGGCGAAGTGACCTTCACGCTCGGTCTCGACACGGGGACGACTGTCGAGGTGGAACTGATGCCGCCGGCGGCCTTCGGCGTCGAGCCGATTCCCTACATGCCAATACCCTTGGACGTTGTGCAGGCCGAAAATGGATGACGTATGACCGAGGCGGCCTAGAGGGGAGCTCGGGCAGCTCCCCTTGAACAACACCCCGCGCGGCGTGGAAGCGGGCGGTTAGGCGAACGGATTGCACCCCTTTTTTAGCTCGCAACTTCCCTCGAGATCACGCACTCGGCCTCCAGCGTTCGCATGAGCTGGATGATAGCGTCTGTAAGTTCGCGCTCGGTGGAATCCTTTGGGACGTCAGCCTCTAGTTCCCTAATGAAGCGCTGGATTTTATGTCGTTCCGCGTTCAAGCCGTTGCGAGCGTTTCGCGCAAGTCGGGAGTCGGCAGGAGAATTCACAATTACTTTCTTGAGCTCGCGTATTCTGGCGAGAGTTTCTTGAGTGCGCGCTGCGAGCTCGGGCGGGAGGGCGGAATTCGATGCAGTCATACAATGGGACTCCTCGAGTTTACTTGGCCGCTGAGACGAAAACGGCCGCCCGAAGGCGGGCCGCTGTCGTAACTTCCTTCGGCTGAGCCAGCATCAAGTCGCGAAGGTCAGGGTGCTGCCACGGGTGATCTTCATCGTAGCGCCGGCTGCCTCGAGCTTGTCGAGGAGCTTGAACGCGCGCACTTTATCCAGGGCGCCTGAGATTGCGCCGCTTCCGATCATCATCGGCGCGTTCTCTGCGAGCCACTCGGCATCGGAGCGCCTGAAACCGAAGCCTCGGGCGAGCGCTTTGACGACAGCATGCTTGCGATCGGCCGGAAAGCTCACGATCGTGAGACGGTAAGGGCGCGCCTTTTTCGCGGGGGCGGCGATCTCCCGCAGCGAGCGCTCGAGGGCGCGCAGGAGCAGGTTAAAGCCGACCACGTGGCTCGGGCCGTCCGACGGGTCGCGCCACCAGGCGCGCGGATCCAAGGGCTCCAGGCTTGCCATGTAGCGCAGCACGTCAGCGCATTCATCGGCCTTGAGCAGGAACTCGGGGTCCCCGTCTCCGCGGGCACTGATCGCGAGGCGCTCAATCAGCACGCGGCCGCGCTGGTGTATCTCTTCAATCTCCTCGCGCCAGCAGCAGCCGCGCAGCGGACGCATGCTCGCGATGTAGGCGCGCAGGCGATTGTCGGTGCGATCAGGGTGATCATTGGCCGCAGTGGCTGGCTCGATTTGGGCTACCGCGCTCTTGGTGATAGGCCGATGCGGGAAGGGAGACCCTCTGCGATCGGCTCGCATGCGTGGGCCACGGATGGACTCGGAAGACTGCGCCTCCGCGGCGCTGGTGCGATTGGTGGACATGTAGAAGACCCCTTGCGATGGTTCGGACGTTATTTCGGATCGGCGGCCAGCGCCGCCATGTCGGCTGAGCAGGTTCAGCAGTTGGCCTCTGCCCGTGCGATAGCGCGCTCGATCCGAGCCTGCGTCCGGTCATATGAAGGGCTCGGCGTCGCGAGGATGCGAAGAATCCTCTTGGAGAACGCTGTCCTGAGCTCCGGGACCTGAAGCCGAACATAGATGGTCATCATCCGGACGGCCGTCTTCAGTCCGGCCGGATCAAGGCGATGAGCCTTCTGGACGATGCGCTGCTCGAGCGAGCCATGGATGGGCTCGGAAGATCGCGCCTTGGCGGCGCTGGTGCGATTGGTAGACATACAGACCCCTTGGTGGCTTCGACGTTATTCGGGCGGCAGGACTTGCCGCCTCGACTCAGATAATGGCAGCAGTGGTGTAAGTCATGAATGGCGGCTCGCGCCGCCGGGCCGCGCCCTCACGGCCGGCGCCGTCGCAATCGTCACACACGGCATCCTCGTCGAGCCCGGTGCCTCCGCAGCTCACGCACAGCGGTGGTATTGGTTCGATCACGAGAACGCCGCGCGCGGCATCGCGCCGGCCCATCAGGCCGGCCCGGGCCAGGGCTTCGGAGAACTTGAGGAAGGGAACGTCAGCCGCGATCGCCGCGGGCAGTTCGAGGGAAGGAGACTGCGCCACGACGGGCGCGGGACTTGTGATAGCCAT